CTATATATAATATAGTATATATAAAAGTATATATCAATAGCTTAAAGCATTATGTGTGTGGATAACGCTTTTGTCAAGTAAGGCGAGCATATTCACGCTTTAGAGCGAGCAACTCCATAGTCCAATCCATTTTCTTAGTTTTATGGGCATATAAGTCTTGCAAACACTTTTCCCAAAGCCTTATTCTTTTTTTTGACAAAACTTTTTTTACTAAATTATTATATTCTTTTTCGTTCCAGTGTTTCCAAGCATGGCAGGGTTTACATAGACAGACTATCAATCTAGTGTCGGCATAGGTAGCGCTATTTGAGCGTGTTAGAAGGTGGTCCGCTTGTATTACAGTTTCACTGATTATTTCGTCATCTACAACCTCGCAGTCGCCCCCGCAGTGCCTGAGGTGGCGCAATACACACCCACCGTCACGTTTAGCACAGATAAGTCTCACCCACGCCTGTATGTCGTCTTTTAAGAGAGCTGTGGCAGTTTGAGATTTTCTTTTTAGCCGAGTTCGTTTCATAGTTACATAATATCATAAAAAAGCCCCCGATTGCGAGGGCTTTGACCTAAGTCACTAAACAAAACCCCCACCCCAGTCAGTTTATAACAAAGCCAGCCCCCTTTCACAAGAGAGCTGGCTGTAGAAATTTAATTAAATTAGATGTTTTTTCCTCGTCTCCGAGGTCTAGCTCCATTAAGGAACAGCATAAGTATATCATAATGCTTTACAGTGTGTCAAGTAAAATGGCATAAAAAACCCCCTACTTTATAGTTTTCAGGGGTTCTATCCTTTTTATGACCGATTTCATGATCATGGTGGTGTCAGAGTAGTCTTCACTTGTACTCCAACTACCAGCTATGACAATGTAATCCTTGGTCTGGCTCACTATCACACCGACAGTATAATACTCTGTGTCGTAACATGTCTTTGCCTTTTTAAAAGACATCAAGTACCGCAAGACATAAAACTACGATTCCGAGTGGAATTAACATCCATAATTCAAATTCCATAATTAACGTATTAAAGTTATATCAGAAGATTCCCTATGAACCACGCCTTTATAGTCTTCATAGACCAACAAGACAACATAGACCCACGGGTTATTGTCGTAGCCATCCCAGCCTTCTAGCTGTTTTACATTCCGTTCTCGGTGTAGAACTGCACCCCATCTGTTGAATACCGTGAACTCAATAAAATTGTGAACATAGTATTCTTTTACTCTTGGTAGGTAGATGTCGTTTATCCCATCTCCGTTGGGAGAAAAGATATTCGGTAAGAATACATCTGGTACTTTATCGGACACATACTCATTTATATAGAGCGTGTCGCAACATTTACCGTATACATAAGTGTACTGCGGGGTTGGGGTAGTAAAGTCTGTATAGATAATCGTGTCGTATTCTGTATAACAATACGAGTCTATACAATTTACCCAAAATCTCCCAATAGTATAGGCGTGTTGGTTTGGTATGACACGAAGGATAAAGAAGTCTTTGTTCGTTCGGTACATAATCCTCGCCATTCCGTAGAAGCCCCACGGATTAGCTGTGTGAAAGTGATAGTCGTATGGAATCATATAGCTTACACTCCAAACACTGTCGTTAGTAAACCACACAAAGCCATCGTTGCACTCGTCTGTACTATCAAGAAATTCCCAGTTACAGAATATCCATTTAGTGTCAATCAGGGTGTCTCTTGTGTCGTAGTCCATCAAGATAAATCTATCAGGAACAACGTAAATCATCAGGTCAATGATGAGTAGGGTGTCATACCTACATTGATTTGATTGCCTTATGACAATTTCAAAAGGTTCTGTATTATCAATGTGTCTTGCAAATTCATCTTTGAATCCGCAGTTTGGTTCGTGTTGTGCGAATAATCCGCACGACAAAAACAAGAGCATGATTGTAAATTTCATCGTGCTGGAATTTAATTGTGAAGAGCAATATTGCTTTATTTAATTATAGCATGTGGTAAAATAAATAAAACATTTTGTTCATCTACTTAATCTTTATGTCATGATAAAACACTGCGATCATTGTAAGCAAGACCGCTTTTGCCTGATGATTTCCGAGAAAATCTTTTACGAGAAAAATATTCCCGTGAGAGTAAATTTGGTCTACAAGTGTCTACGATGTAAGAAGATCAACTGGAAAACAGTTAAGCCATGAGCGACAAATAGAAAACCCCTTCAACTTTTTGGAGGGGTTTTGTTTGTTGGGTACTTAACCTCAATATACTTATCGCAGTGTTTACCTGTGCACCGATATGTTCCAACCATGCACTTCTTTGAGAAGTGGAAAGCTATCACGTCTAGCCTTCCAGTAGATTGCTTTCTGCAACCTGGGCAGTAGAAACTAATCTCGTACTTCATTACCATTTATATTCCCAATCCTTCTGATAGAACTCTCTGTCAAAGAAAGGCATCCACTCCGTCTTCATTCGTACGATTCGTCCATCGGGGGCTTGTTGATAATCAACAATCCATCCACCAACATGGGCAGCGAGACGTTTCTTGCGCATAAAAGGAGTTTGATCTTCTGTCGTTCCTCCCTGAATACAAAACACTCCACGATAGTACAAGAACTCTGCCTTGTGATAGTGCCCAATCAAAAGAATGTTGGGCTTTTCACCGGGCGTAAAGCTCTCTACGAGTTTCTGAACAGCGTAGCTTAAGGCATAACTTGATCCACCACCAGGGTGGACTATTCGCAGTTTTGCGCTACCACCCTTTTGCTCCAAAGTAATGTCGGCTTCCATATGGCCTAAGAATTGCAAATCTTTACGACCTGCATACTCTGCTTGGTTTTGGATGTACTTACCGACATTGATACCTTCACGTTGAGAGTACCAGCCTTCATGATCATCCCCTGTAATGAAATAGGTGATGATCCCCTTACGTTGTGGATACTTTTCAATCAGGTATTTAACCTGATGGTCAAGCCCATGTGTGTGGAGGTTATGCTTATTAAACCTGAACTCTCCGTCAATCATATTGCCTGCGTTGTAGACAATGGTTATTCCTGCCTTTTCATAAATGTCGTAAAGGGCTTCAAGAACATCCAGTCTTTCGTACCTTGATCCGAGGTGGTTGTCGGTGCAGAAACCAAATTTAGTCGCCTCACCTTTCAAATACCTCTGGTCGATAGTAATATGACCTCCTGTTGGAGTTGTCTTCGCAAGTTCAATGCCGCTGTCGTGAACGAAAAGGTTTTTCCCTTCGTCCCGTATCTGTGTAATTATCTCTTTTACCCTACCTACTCCACAATCAAACTTATCGGAAATTTTTTCAATAGTCCACTTCGTTCTCTTGTCTTTGAGTAAGGTTTGAAAGATTTTTTCTTTGAGGTCAATATCTTCCTCTAATCGAAGCTTTAGTTGAGATTTTGCAATCTCGCCGGCCTTTTTCATGCGATATTTCATCGCTCGGTAGTTGGAAGGACTTACCCCTATTTCCTTAGCTCCTTTTACAGCAGAAAGTTCGGGATGATCCTGAATGAATTTCCGTAAAACATTGTTGCGTTTCATTGTTACAAAAGTTTAAATTGTGTTTTAACAAGTGCCTTCCATTCCTTTAAAGGAAGAAAAATCACTCTTGGTCTGGCTTTAATATAAGCCTTGTGCGTCAGATCTCCTTTTGGGGACATCCATGTTCCATTCTTGAAGGCATAGTCGGTTCCTTTATAGGGAACAACCACATCTCCATCTTCATCATAGAGTACGGGTTCGTCCTTTACCTTATGGACGGTAATTCCGCACTCATCCATTCCGCACAGAGCTTCAATTTTCATCTTGTCTTTTAGAACACCAACAAGTTCAATGAAGTGCGGAGTTAAACCATGTTCAGTTCCGGGGTGTGATACCGAAACTTTGTGAAAAGAGAATCCACCTTTGCCATCGTGGATGACATAGATGTCCCCTCTTCTAGGCTTGCGTAGAGCTTCACATTTTTTGCAAAGTATTCTACGAGTGATTACTTCTCTGGTCATTACTGAATATTTAGAAAATTAAGAGTTGGGCCACCAATCCCGTTTCAATATTTCGCACGCAGTCTTGTAGTCGGGACATGAAGGCCCGAATAAAAGGTTATACGCTTCGTGGTGTCGTTTCTCTTTGAAGAGAATAGTAGGCCGTGGTTTTAGGTTGGGTTTCTTGGGCGGTACATGGTGTCTAGTGATCTTACGAGGATCATTAGACGATTTTCTAGCCATGATAAGTATATTAAGTTTACAAATAGTTCTGTATAGATTATATCATAAGCAGAAAACCCGCCGAAGCGAGTTTATCCACCTAGTCGAGAATTTTTCTTAAAGGTCGTTATTGTCACAAATTGATTTTTTCGTTGTTTTTTAGGGTTGCCTGTTGGCCAAAGAACATACGAGTTTTTAGGACTAGACATTACTCTTGTGTATATTATACCATCAATAGGAGTTATTGGCATTATGAAATACAATAGCACCCCTCGGTGTTTTGTGTCTTTGTATGATGTAGTCTATTGTCGCATCTAGCTGAATTAGAGGATCGCTAGTTTTGGTATATCCTACACTTTTCCAAGTGCTATCTAAAAATTGTCCGCAACCATACGCAGTGCTTGTGGGATTCTGTGCTTCGCAATCCCAATTACTTTCCCTTCTTATTAAATCATCAAAATAAGTCCACTGACTTAACGAAAATTCTGCTCCTACTATAGATAGGGCATAAAAATATGGCTCGTTATTATCAACCTCTAAAAACATTTCATCCCGAATAGCAAGAGCCGGTATGGAAGTCGCTAGTAAAATCACTAGCAACATTGTTTTTATTATTTTCATAATATCTCGATATACGCTCCGAGAACTCCTTACCGAAAAACTGAAAAAACTGGTACATATATTATACCAGTTTGATCAAGTGTGGTTTTCCACAGTCTATTTAATAACAGAAAGCCAAAGCTTTCGCACAAGTCCAAACAATGTAGTCATTTTAGTAAACAATATACCAAAAGCTACTACCACTCCCACGACAGCTTCTTCTGCGTTGCCAAGTAGTGTTGCATCAATTCCTAAAAGAACCAACAGTGAGACTCCAGATCTTACAGTCAGAGCTACGCTTGATGGATCATTAGAAGAATATACGAACCATTGAAATAATTTTTTCATTAAAATAATACTTCTTGGGGCTTATCTTTCGCAATATCGCAATGGATATGTTTTGGATAGCCCCTACTTATTCTTGTAATACCGACCTCTAATAATGCCTTAGTGATAAGGTAATGTTCGTGTGAATCTCTGGCGCGCAAATCTACCGCTTCGCCTGTTAAATGAGCTGAACTATTTACTCCTCCGACTTCTGCGTTACTTATTGTGGTTCGTTTACCTGAAGTTATCACAAAAGGTATACCAGCCTTCTCTCTTGCTTGATCTAATTTTTCCACTAGCTCTGATTTTAATCCTACTATTTCCCAATCTGCAAAATATTTGTACTTTTTAGTTACCTCTCCTTTTTTAATTCCAACTATTGGCTTCAAAGCATAAGCGATAGTTCTAGTTCTTTTCATCAAAAATGGCAGATAAGAATCAAATTCCCAAGTCATAGCCAAAAGGACTATTGCGTGAGTCGGGCTACTTTTAGTTACTGCGACTTGTATAGGTGCTTGCTTGAGAGCAGTGTTTAGTTCTATTCCAGTCTCTACCGGCACCCACTCATAGTTTATCTTATATCCCCCACTTGGCCATTTATCAAACATCACTTCCAAAAATCTCTTGGCTTTATCCCGCATAGCTTGGGTTACTTTTGACTTATCGAGATACTCGGCTTGATTATTTCCACTGAAAGGCAGGTCTGCCTCGGGGATCAGACCGGTCTTGCGAAAGTCATCCCACACATTTTGTAGATATTGCCCGTTAGGCATAGTGCCATTACTAATAGCAGAAAATCGGTCAGAGAAATTGAATACTCCGTCTATTAAATATCCGAAATCTTTTAGCCATTGTGTCTGGTAGGCAGAAAAATATCCATTATCTAAATAAAATTTAAACAATGCTTCTAGTGCACTTGTACCAGAGAATGTAGAACAACACTTAGTATCAAAAGTAAAGTCTTTATACTGCCTCTCTCCTTCTGGAGCATATTTTACCCAATCACTAATTAGATTTAAATCTTCGCCCGATAGCGGTGAAGTAGTGCCGAGAATGTAGTCGGTTGGTCTTCGCTCGTATAAGAATCCGGACTGCCTCACTGGTTTTTCTTTGAATAAACTTTTTAAGAAATTTAATATCATATTGACAATGTTTTTAGTGTTGGTTTGATGGTCATATTTAATTTAAGGTAGCTTGGGTAAATCTGGTAATTGAGGTATCTTGGGTAGTTCTGGTAAATCTCCACCAAACCCTTGCCCTGTGTCTTTGTTCTTGTATTTTTTACCCGGGCCAAACCAATAATAAAATAATTCTCCACCAACGGGGATTTCTCTTATGGTTCTTATGTTTGATAGCTCTGTGGCTTTATCAAAGTCTTTGAATAGCCCAATTATATCTTTTGAAATGTTATCAACAGCTGGAAATGGAGGAACAAGTTCTGAACCTAGTGTTGCAGCTAGCCCCTCTTTAGCTACCTGGTCTGTGTGATAACGACTGAACCCGACTAGTTTTGCGAGATTATTTACCACCAAATCACTAAATTCTGTCTTTCTACCACGAATAAAATCTTTTATTTCATCTGCAGTGGCGTTCATGGTAAACAACAATACCCCCAACTCAATCATATTTTTTAGGGCTTGAACTTTGTTTTCTTTGGCTACTCTAAATATTTCATTTCTATATACATCAAAAAGTTTTAATGTCCAAGTTTTTAGAACATAAAATACACGTCCATTGCCACTGCGTAAATACTGTTCTGGCATTTCTGATAACGCTCTTGGAGAAAAGTCCAACACATTATTAAAAGCGTAGTATTTCACATCATCTGATATGAACCCATTTTTTAAATCTCTTATTACATTACCTACTGTGTCCTTACCAAACAACTCTTTAGGAAAAATCTTTGTCAATTCTTTGTGTAGCTTATCACTGTCTTTTATTGCCAACCTTTGTGCTTTTCGGATTGAAGCATTTATTAAACTTTCCGCACCCATTTTATCTATTTTATTAAAGCCAGTAATTCTAAACAATCTATCAAGAAAAGCTCCTAACCCCCTTCTTTCCATTTCCGCAGATATTTCGCGGGTAGCAAAGCCCACATCCTGTTTGGTTACTTTTGCCTTACCTATAAAGGATTTGGCACCCTCTTTAAGCCCTCGCACCCAACCTCCTTTATACATAGCAAAAGCCATGTCGCCAATTTGGGTTATGGCGTTCACCACGCTACCAAGCGTGTCTATATATGCTAGATTTTTATACACACCCATTACAATTCCAGTTTTACCAGGATTAAATCTAGCCTCCAGTATACTTCTTAGCTCTAATTCTTGTTTAGGGGTTATTTCCCCCTTGGTCAATAAGTCAGATGTAAATGTTCCAATAGAGTCTTCTAGATTATTCAAAGCTTCTTTGGGTGCACCCTGTAAGGCTCTCTGCTTGCCAAAAAATTTCCTTGATTCTATCGCGTCATTAGTCCTTTCGATGTAATTAAGCAAAGCTTCATCGGAATTAGCATAAAACTTATTAAGCTCTGGAGTAACAGCATCTAATACCCTATTTTCCATAGCTCCTGTTTTAGACAATGTAATACCCCCATTCCTGTAACCTCTTAGCATGGTGTTTATTAAACCAGCACGCTCTACCTCTGTTAAGTGTCTACCCAGATCTAATTCCTTTCTCTTTATTGCTTCTTCTAGCGCACTCCAAGCTTCTGTACCCTGCAGGTGCTCAAGGAATCCTTTGGTGTCTTTTACTTGTCTTGGCCAATAGTTCTTGCGATAACCTATATCAAAACCCACTTCGTCTGCCCTATTCCACATATCATCTAAAACTTTCTTTATATTATCGTATTCTTTTTGTATCCCATATTTCTCTACTATTGAATTTATAGTTTTAGTGTCCCCGTTTTTTAACGCAAGATCAAACCTCCAGTAGTCTTCTTTACTTAGCTTAGAAAAACCTTTTATCATCGGATCTGCTACTTCAATGTCTTTTTTTATAACCCGCCTAGTGTCAAATTCATATTTTCTAATTCTTGATTTTAGGATAGGACTTATATTCTCTAGCCTGGTAGAGATAGAGCCACCAATCTTGTCCATAAACTCTCCTACATTTTTAGGTATTTCTTTAAGTTTGACTTTTATTGGGGTTTTAATTTGTTTTACTTCTAGATTTTTTGCATAAAAATCTTCAGTAAACTCTGGGGCTTTTGATGTTTTGGGCTTCAGGTTTAATTTTTCTATTGTTTCCCTACCTGGTTCAAAGCCCTTAGTGCGCTTGAAGGCAAGTCTGTCTTTTAATTCTTTTGTTAGTGTATTAAGTTCCTCTAGGTTCATTCTAGTTATTGGTTTCTGTATTCCAATACTCTTTTTAGCATCAGTTATCGCCCCCTGCTTCATTTCACCTAGTTGCTTTATGAAAGATATGGTGCTTCGTTGTTTTACTTTTGGTTTGTTTAATTCTTTTGATATTTGTTTTTGAATAGAATCTAAGAGTTTTTTCTCTCGCTTGAATTGAGCAATTCCTGTTTTTGCGCCCCTTGCTTCTGTCCTTAATTTCTGTTTCAGTAAAATATCTTCGCCACGAGTAATTTTTTTAGTGGGTATTGGGGCTAACCCTACTTTCTTTAATCCTCTGACACCCGGAATACCACCTGTGTCTGTGGCCTGTTTCCATATATCGGTGAGTTGGGATTTGGGTCTGTAAAGATATTCTTCTCCTAGCGGCTCATCTATGTCGTCAAGCACATCCGAGAGTTTTACTTTTTTGCTTAAAACATTTCCGTCACCTGTATAACTTCTCGCAAGCTCTGGGTTGGTCGTAACAAAATCTCCACCGACAATACTTTTCTGGTTTTTGGGAGCGCCTCTATAAATCGTTATCATTTCATCGGGAAACTTGCCCATTGTCTTATCTAGGGTCGTTATGTTATCTGCCAACTTTGCTGTCATTCTTGCCTGTGGCGTATAATCTACTAGAAGCCCCCCAGTTGGGTTCAAGCTGTCAATGATGGGGGTTTTGTCCATACCTTTTGTAGCTTTCTCCCAAAACGCCATTCTCTGCTCTGCCCCCCGAACACCTTGATTCCGCAATTCATCTATAACCTTACTTGGTGCTTTGTTAGCAAACTCCTCTGCACTCTTATACTTACGAGCTTCTTGAAATAGTGGATTTCTTTTCGCCACCGGTGTATATCTTGGTGCTACTCTTGTGGTTTGTTGTAAGTCAGTAATACCCTTGAATAGATTTTCCGCTTCTTTGGTGGTCTTCACACCCACAGCATCTTTGGCAAACCGAGACAACAAATCATCCTCAACGCCCATTTTTCTACCCAGAATAAGGGCATCACCAATATTACTTACTTCTTTTATTGCCTTAAACGCTCCCTTTGTTGAACCACCCCATGGAGTCAGATCAATTCCAGTATAAGCAGCAAGAAACACAAAAGAAAGTGCTCCTGGATCTCTGTTTAGAAATTTTGACCATCGCTTTGTTATTTTCTTTTCTAAGGAAGTTAATGTCTCTAGTTTAGATATTTCTTCCCACTCTTTCCCTTTCCCCCTTATCTTCTTTTCTATGTCGGGTCGCCTTTCGCTTAGTGGACGTATTTGCTCTGCTCTAGTCTCACCCGTAAGCTCTGTGATTTCTGGTAAAAGAATATCTCCATAAATAGCTTGTGTAAACTTATCAGCAGCGTCAAGCTCTAACCCCTTATCTAGCCTAAGTGGTTTCAATAGGGTTATACCCACAGAACGAATATTCCTTAGAATAGACTGGGCAACCTCTACACCAAACTTCTTTATTTTTTCGGCTCGCTCTGGTTTGAAAAGTGGGTGAGATTTAGGTGGGGTTAATGGTATGAGTGCTTGGTCGCCAGCAAATACATCTTGCTGAAACGGAGATATCGTTGGTTTTGTTGGTTCAGCAGAAAATCTTTGAGCTACTGATACATATCTGCCAGTAACATCCTCGTTAGTAGTCCCTCGTTGTGCTACGGGAATGTATGGCATGTTATTGTTTTTGTATTATTTTTAGTATGTCAGCATCAGAAAATCCCACTGCCTGGTACTGATCAATGGACACCATTATATCATCCAATTTTTCACTGTTTGTTTTTCCAAAACCCAAAAATCCTGTTTTTTCACTATTGTCTGGTATGTTGTATAAAGTAGAGATACTTTCTCTGGTTAATTTGGTTTGATCTTCTCCGCCGTATGCTTCTCGTATCGCATCGGCTTGAGGCTCTGATAATTCCTGTACAGTAAATTCTACTCCAAATTCACTAACATCTCTTTCTATTTTGGCTATGTCTGAAGTATTAAAGCCCGCCGTTAATAGTATATTCTTAGAGGCTTTAGTAAGCTCAACCACCTCATCCGCTCCACTAAGAAAATCTGCATAGGTTCCTGGTTTTCCTGCTAGCGTCCACTCTTGGTAACTACTTGGAATCTTTGATATTATAGAAGATCCAAAGTCAGCAATAGTTTCACCTGTTTGTTTGTCTACTAATATCCTTCTTCCATCGGCTTCTATCACTTGTGTATCAAGTTCATTCTTGGCATCTAATTGTTTCTCTGCAATATCAATAGCCTTGATAATTATGTCTTGATTTAATTTAGCAGATTGATCTAGTTGGTCCATTATTCCTCCAGTTAGGAATTGAGCATCTTGTCGGGCGTTATCTATTTGAGACTCTAAGAGCCTTAACTTGTTAGACAAAATAACTTCGCGATCTTCATACTTCTCATTTAATTTCCTTATTTCTAATACTCTTTTTCCTTCTGTAAACCATGGGTTGTCATTTATGTCTCTTTCCTCCTCTTTCTTTTCGTTTTGCAGTTCTTCCCATTCATTTGAATTGGCTTTATACTGACTATTTAAATCAGGAATACCGAGGTCTTCGTATGCTTGGATATATATTTCAGAGAATGTCTGTTGATCACTTTGATTATTAAGGTACCCCAACAGCTCGTTTATTATCTCGTTTCCAGTATCCGGAACACCGGTGTCTGTTTGTCTTATTGTTTGTTCCTGGCGGTTGGATTTAATACCACTCACAACACTTTGAATAGGTGAGCCGTAGCTTTTATTTAGCGCCGCCATTGTATTAGGGCCGACAATGCCATCAACCTTAAGTCCGTTTTGTAATTGAAACTGCTTCACCGCCGCCTCAGTCTTAGGCCCGAAGATTCCATCCACAGCAAGCCCGCCTAGAGCTTGCTGAAGTTGTTTTACAGGGTCTCCACTAGAACCTTTTGACAAGTTAGGGCCGGCAAATAAAGGTGGTGGAGGAGCACTCACTTGTTGCTGCTGAGCTTGCTGTGACTGTTGCTGTTGTTTAGGTTGTTGAGTAGAACTAGGGGGTGTTGAACCTGGTTGAAAAGATGATTCTCCTGAACTTTGGGGGTATCTTGGTGGACTACTAGCACCTATGGAACTAGAACTCTCCCGCACGGTGCCAGGAGCATTAAACTTAGTATTAAAAGCACTTTGAGCTTCTTCAAAGGTGGATGGAACGGGTAGTGACCCAGCTCCCTGCATCATTGCTATTAGGTCTCTAGCTTGAGCCGCACCTGTGCCACCTGATTCATGTATTGCCTGCAAAGAAGAAATATCTTGATTTATGTCTAAATTAGAGGTTTCCTCTACTATTTTTCCGTTTCTGTTAACAAAGTTTAAATCACCATAAGATATGATTTCGTCTGGTTTATCTCCTATGAGAGTATTTAATTGTTCGTAAAGTGTTGCCATATTAGAATTGATCCTCGCGGAAATTATTATTATTAACTCCTCGACCTCTCAACACATCAAATTCTTCAAACATACTTTGGTCTCTGGTTTGGTAGCCGTATTGTTCGTCTTGTATTTTTTTCCATATTTCTTCTAACTTTAGAGATGCGCGCTGGTCGTGTAGTTCCGCCTCATCCGGTTGATGCTCGCGCCGTTTCAAATACGAAGTCATTTTTTCCACCATAGCTTCGTTGCCCTCTTCGTCAAAATCAGAAAATATCGTGACTCCTGTCTCATCTGTCACATCTATATAAGGCGTGTATTGTCCGTAAGCTGTGAGTGTTCCGGATACATCAGCTCCGCCATTTACATAAAGTTGTCTTCCAAAATCAGAAAAGACTCGGTCTGTTCTGCCGGGTCTGTTTTCTATCAAGCGAAGAAAAGAGGAGAACTCTAGTTTCTGCAACCTCTTGGCGCCGATATTTAATATTCGCACACTGTCTGACTTATATCCTTCCGCATAGGGGATCAAGGTGTTTCCCATTTCGTCTTGGTTAGAGGTGGAAAAAGTTGTGGAAAACTTACCTTCGGTAAAGGGCCATTTGTGAATACCAGCCGCCCAATTATGCGCATCTTTATACCAAGCTTTCAGCATAGTATCAGTAATAAAACCATCAGTTGTTGTGCGGTTGTTTCTAACTAAAACTTCTGTGAAAATGTTTGTTAGTGTTCTCATATCACTTTGTTATCCACCGTGATATGGTTTGGATTTTTATTATTATAACACATACTAAAGAAAATTAAAAAAGTTACCCGTGTTAGTTGGCGTAACACTCTCACTACTGTCGACAAACGTAGTTGACTCGTCTGCGCCATCCATATGTAATAGTAGTTCTGTGCCAGAAGCACTGTCTCCGTAATACTGGGTCGTTTCTGGGGTGAAGTCACTTATCCAAACTGCAGTGCCTTTCACCAGTCTAAATTCATCTATCCAACCGTCGTTGTCATTTGCAAAGCTTCCGTCTAGGGTGCCCACCTTAAAAGTACCTGTCCCGTTAAAAATGGTTCCACTATAAGCTCCGACTGCAAGTGTTTTAGTACCCTCTACTCCATCTAAAAACATATGCCATGTTCCTTCCGTGGTTCCATCTCTTACCACCGCAACATGATACCAAGTATTAGCATTTAGTGTTGCTGGAATACTAAAGTTTACATCCCAAGTACCAGCAGTAATTGAACCAAAGGTTATTGTATTGGCACTTGAGTTATATACAAATCCCCAAAAGTTAGTTCCATTATCCACCTGCCCGCAAACAACGTTTGAGTTGCTGTCTGCTGGTCTAATCCAGCAGTCAATAGTAAACTTACCTGTGCCTAGGTTCCAGGCTGCATCATTGGGTACTGTAAGCTCGTCATCTATTCCGTCTAAAAGCAAAGAGCCTGTCCCAAATTTCTTCTGGGCCGTATCTACTTGTGCATTATTTACTGCTGTAACTGTTTTTGTTCCCATTTATGCTACTGCCACACACGTCCATTTAGACGTAGCGGAGTTATATAAAAATCCGACCCTTAATAATGTTGAAATAACTGTCGTAGTTGGCAGTGCGACAGTGCTTGCCTCAAATGAAGCTCCCCAAGTTATTGCTCTTGCTGTTCCGTTGTCAGTTATTTCTATAATGAGAGCATCGTCATGGCTTGGTGAGCCGGATAAGTTAGTGGTAAAGGAGGTTATGGCGGCCGCCTGAGCTGTTAATCTGTACACATCATACAAATCAGTGTTTATTGTTGGGGTTGCAGATGATGCTGTTGATCCGATTCGCCTTGATGATTTCTTGGCGTTATCCGATTCAGTAAACCAATCTGTTCCGTTGGTATATATTTTTAGTGATCCAAAGTCAGAGTTTATACTTGCCCCCGGCTGTCCGTCTATTAAATCTGTGTCAAAAGGAGTTATTGAAATAGTTGTCGCTGCCGCCGAGCCTGATGAGTCTTTAATTACATAGAGCTTTCCAAAGCCCGCGATAGATGGTTTTGGGAGTTGAATAGTGCGAGCAATTGCCACATCTGATATAGCTACAATATAATCAGAAAGGGTCATGTTATACGTTGGGTCGTCTCCGGAAATAATTTCTCTTAGCTTTACTTTCTGGCCATGGCCTAAAACAGTTTCATTCTCTAGTGCTTGGAATTTGTTTTTTATATTCAAGTCTTTATCAGTGCGGAGAATGTTAGGGGCGCTTAATTCAAAGTCTCGGCGCTGTTGGCTCCTGTCTTGGTTTATATTTTGATTTTCTGTATCAAATTCGGGCGATAGGCTAAGTTGCTTGTGTTCTGTGATTTTTATTTGTTCTTTTTTTTCTAGCATATTAGTCGTCTATTAGTTCGTATTCAATAATAATAGGTAACGTAATAGCAATTTTAGTAGTTATGTTGTTCCAATTTAACCGAAGACAAAAGTTATGTTCTCCTACAGCATTTTCTGGTCTTATAACGGCTTTTTTACCAACATAATTTGTTAAAGTACCTATAGTGTATCCAGTAGCAAAGTTATCCATCAATAACCTTACTTGAACTCCGTTTAGTACTGTGTTTTCTTCATCAAAAGGTATTGTTATTTTTGTTATCTTAAAGGAATTACCGATTTTAAAAATTCTGGAAAAAAACTGACACGGAAAAACTCCCGTAGTGGGACTTAAGTCTCCCAGTTTATAAACAGACACCCCATCACTTATACCAAAAAACGGATATGCACCGACACCAGTATTACCAATACCACTCTGTTCACCAAGTCCTAGAGCTGTAACGTGACCATTGGCGACAAAAGTCGTATAAGCTGGTAAGGGGAATAATCCATCACTTAATTTATTTAACCGAGTTCTATACATATAGATACAGGGAGTTACAATGCCACTTAAAGTAAGTGCTCTCGAGCCGAAAAATAACCTTCCTGCGGAAGATACTATAGCTCCAGGAGAAGGAGGGTACCCGTCCCCTATAAAGATTTTCTCTCTAAAAGAGTGTCCTCCAATATATTCCGACACCCTAAAACCCGCACCTGAATTTGTTCCCGCGTCATGAGAAATAAAGTAAAGTAGTCCATTCATATTTCTTATCCCCGAGATAAAAGAATCAGGGAACTCTTCCCAAGTAATATCATCAACTTTCTGGCTAATTGTATTCCAAAAGGCAACCTTAGCAGAACCACTTCTTCCTCCCGCTGAAGCTATACCTTCGTAAAATGTTATAACTAAAATACTTCCGTAACTTTCAAAAGCTGTGGGGTATAGACCGTACCCAACTTGAATTTTGTTGTAAGTCGAACCATCATCTGTGTCGCCTTCTACTGTAGTTTTTTTGGTTTTGATTATATGAATTGTACCTTGATTATCTACCACATCTGCTATGTATAGAACTCCATCTGAATGTCTGTGCATTACATGGTTGGGATGTGCCGCCAAGCTATCAGCTAGGTTTGGATAGGCAGTATTTGTAAGGGGGGTTTTACCTAATGTTGTTGCCCAGTAGTCATCTGTAAAAGTTGGAGTTCCGTCAAGGGGACCATAGCGAGCTATGGTCGTGTCTCTTGAAAAGTAGATATAATTATCATAATAAGCAGCTCCATTTCCGGAAGCACCACCACCATCATTTAGATCCCCTAAATCAGTAATACTAGGCGCACCAAGTGAATATATCGAACCTCCTGAATCGTAAGCGTAACTAATGGAGGGTGATTTTATATTTTTTACAAACCACAAAGGAGTAGAATAAAAGGTTCCAGAAGAAAGAGTTACACCTACTGGTCTTAAATCTCCTGCTGGTCGAGAAGACAAATTACTGTTTTCTCCAATAGAAGGATCAATTCCTAAAGAAAAAGCCATTTGGTCTGGCGCAGTAGGGCCATACACAGAGTCCGCAACCCCCCCCAATATACTCTCTATTCTAATTTGCCTTATGTCTCTCATTTAGCTTTGTTTTTTAAATCTGTTAAATCGGCTGTAGTATCATTTGCTTGGATTTTGTTATCTAAAAGAGCTTTCAGGTCTGTCGGACCTACAGAGAAAGTTTCCTTTTCCACAGTTATCACCACCGCTCCAGTTGGGTCAGTGCGCTCGTCTATGTAGGTTTTTAGTTTCTCAAAGCGAGCAATTTCTTTTAATTTGCCATCTACTTTTTCTACAATTTGTTTTATTTCTTCAAAATTCATTTTAGTATTCTATATACTTATAATCCACCTTAAAATACTTTCCTCGAAAGAAGTACTTGTCGGCCTTTGATAATCTAACCTTTTTCCAATTTATCTCTCTCATTAGGGCTTTGAACTGCCTTCGGATGCTATCGTCCTCTAAGCCGAGCATGAGCACCCTTTTAAGCAATCTTTGGCGCTCTTTCATATCTCCTATCGTTTCGGCGTGTTCGAGCATAGACAGGGCATATTCGAAGCTTTTGATAGGCCTCCATTTAAAGAACCAGCCGAACCATTCCGCCAGCCATTGCGCGCGCCAGCGATATGAGTCATCTTCTTGAAGAATAAAGCAGAGGTAGTCTCGGAGTGCATAAGTCTGTGGAGAAACTTTAGTCCATGCTCGGTGTATTTCTCTCACAGCCGGACACATCTTATGAGACGGAAACATATCATATTTAGACTTCTCAGCCAGCTCTGCTATCTCGTTGAATAGTGTATGTTTAATGTCTTTTATGATTTTTTTGTGATCTTGTCCTTCTTCTAGTTTACGCCAACTCTCGTTAAATACTTGGTTTTTGATTTCGTGCTTTATTTTAGACATGTGGCCAAAGAGTATATGCCCGCGTGGAAATCCCGGGAAAGGATACTTTTCGCCCTCCATATACATCACATCACTTCCGTCTGGCGCTCGAGTAAGTTTAGCCACTACTCCTTCTTGTTTTTTCCAATACGAAACCATTTCAAAGTCAGTCGGACTTTTCTTGAGCAACTTGAAATACCATCTTATGAGTTTTGTGAGCATATTGTTTTGTAATGTTAAGTAATTCATCTCCTGACGTTCTAGGGTATTTTCCGTCAGGTTAATACCCTAGAGACGAATTACGCAGTGGTAATTAGAGGGATCCGAACAACATTGCGCCGTACTTCCTTCTCTGTCGAGGCACTTTCGCGCCGAATAGATAGAGACCTTGGTACTTCTTCGCAAACTGGTCTTCAGCTTCCATAACACGACTCTGACTCCACTTGTCCCCATAGGTCATAAAGCCCATGTGGTTAGCAGGCATCAGATAGCCGACCGTAGCAGCCGTCAAGACCACATCATTCGCCACACCTGAACCAGGTGAGTGACCGGCGCGAGTAGATACTCGTGAGCCAGCGGCAGAGTGAAGGTCAAATGCTCCGATTCTCATAACACGGCCATTGATGACTGTGCCTGAATAAATCTCGGCAATACCAGAAGGTTGCGTTTCTGAAGCTTGACGTAGTGTAGTAGTCACTGAAGGAGGAGTTGTTAACTGCCTTCCTTCTGCTGGTACTTCATTATCATCAAGTTTTTCAGCGAGCAATGTCACTTGGTCGTAAATCGAAGCGGCTGTGACCGAAGTCGGTGCAGCAGCTTGGAATTCCCAGCCGAGTCCCATCATGGTGATGAGGGCAGCATTTCCGTCTCCATATTTAGGGAAGTTGATACCATCTCCGCCGAATAATCCGCGTAGAGTGTAACCTTCCTCAAAGTCTGGCCCGGTTACAGCTTCGTCCCACTCGGTAAGAGTAGCGACAATAGAGCTAGTAATTCCAGAAATACGATACCAAGGAGACACGAATGCAGCTGTGGATCTTAGACGGAAGCCCTTGTAAAGGTCAGCCGTTTGGAATCCAGCAAAGTAGGTAATTCCATCGCGAGGGTTTTCAACCGCTCCGACTGAAGTTTCTACAGTTGCCACACCAGTTGAGCCTATAGTTACGGTTCCGCCAGTGGCAGAGGTAACAATAGAAGCACTGGTACCAGATGCACCACCATCAACTACAAGATCAATTCCGATCCAGTTACCAGCTTTGACTTCTTCAGCCGCCTTGTTCAAGACGTAAGCATCGATAGTACGCTCAAGCACTTGTGTTTGAGCATCTAAGAATGACTGAGGAATATCATCAGCGTAAGTAAATAGTTCTTCTAGCTGATCGAGGGGTACGTTGTAGTACTTCCTCTTCTCAACTATCAACTGATCTTCAGCATCAGGGAAACGCATAGTCACCATGTCTGTACCCACGACATAATCTCCAAGTTCTGCGGAGTTCAAGAAGGAAAGGATATTAACTCTATCCCCAGCTTTCTTAATTTCTCCCTCATAGTCCTTGTTGGTTATACCCGGTGTAACAGCGCTTTGGTAGACTCTACCTAAAACCTTGGCAGCAAATTGTTCTCCAAAATTTGTGATTTCCATATTTTTGAGTTTGTTAAAAACTCTTCAGCGACTTTTATATTACGATTTCTCCAGCTTTAAGTTTCTTTTCGTACAACTTATAGTTGGTTTCTCGTAATGTTTTTATTTCTTCTCCAGTCATTTTAGTAGAAACAGGAGTCCTTGCTCCGCCCGTAGGTTGTTCTAAACCTTTGCGAACGGGGTCAAATAAATCATTTTCTACCAAGAAGGCTTTAACGGCGGTTCTGAGGTTCATACCTTTATTCTCTGGGTCAGCGCGGAAGGTTTCAAATTCTTCCCACTTTTCCTTTAGAACAGGATGTGCCACTAAAACATCTTTTTTGGCGAGATCTTGGCTCAAGATAGCAATCTTGTCATCTTGTTCCTTGATCTGCCTCTGTAAAGCTCTTCCTTCGTCTGAAGAAAAATCATCCGAAGAATTAGAGGATTCTTCTAATAATTCGATTCTGTCCTCGAGCTCCTTTCGCTTCTCTCTCTCTTCCTGTAAGGATTTGAGTAAAAGCTCAGGAGGAGTTTTAGAACCTGGAGCAGGAGTAGGGGCTCCTCCAGCCACCTTCTCTTCTGCTAATTCCTCCGGAGTCTTCGGAGTTTCTTCCTCTTTAGGAGGATTAACGACTTCATTCATATCAATTCCCTTGTTTAACGTCTCAAGGTGACATTACTTAATAAACTAACTTGCGCGACTTATTCTTCCCTCAAGATCAGAAATTCTTGTAATTCCTAAATCTTTCAGTTTTTGATGTAGAGCCAAAAGCTCTTCTTTTTCTGTAGTATCTGTGATTACTTCTTCCACTTCTTCTACTTTCTCCTCTGCTTTCTTTGGTTTTTCTTTTTTCTTTGGCATAATTATTTAATGTTATTACTAATAATATTTGAACTCTCCGTATATACGATCTCTCGCTTATGTGGAGGGTTTAACGACCTATCATGCACATCGAGCAATTCTTGAGCCATCTCTGGTAGAGTCATTGTCTGCTCTATTCTGCTGGCGTTTTCGTAAACTTTATCGTGGGACATATTAGGATAGTTTAGGTGTAGCTTTTCGTGGATGATAGTGTTGAGTAAGTCCCCGGGCTTTTTTCCTACCACCATTTTCTCTTCGTTCAAGTCAGCGTAGCCGTATATCTTTTCTCCGCCGAGCTTTACTGTCGGCTTGACTATGACTTCGAATTCTGGTTTTAATGGGTTTTTACGCATTTTCTAACATTTGATTAAGTTGCGCTTCTAATTGTTCTCTTTGGGTTTGTGGGACCGACATCACTTGCTCTAGGTTTTTATAAACAGTGTGGTAGGGGATTAGCTCTGCTTTCTTTTCTTTATCTAAATTAAAGTCCTTCCACTTGTTTTCTATTATCGAAATCTGTGCTTGGCAGAAAAGTTTTATATCCTCCACAGTCAGTTGGTCTTTAGAAAGAATCTTTTGCCAACTATCGAAGGTCGCCCTCTCTTCAGAGTCCAGCTCTGCTGTACTTTTCAATCCTCTTTTTTTTAATAATTTATTTAGTATGCTCATAATAAAAAGGCGAAACTTTGTTTGTCCGCCTTGGTGAGGTTAGGGTTTATTTAATTATAATCTAGTAGCTTTTTTATGTCAATTCTTTTTAATAATGTTATCGACCTTTGTTTCTAAAACATCAAGGCGACTTTTGTTTTGTAGTCTTTCTAATTCTCCTAATTTGAAATCAGCTTTACTTTGTGTGATGTCTGTTTGAATCTGGCTCAAAGTTACTTGGATATTGCTTATTGGCAAAATCACAGTATTTACAAAACCCCAAACACCAGCAATTATCATAATTACCCAAGTAATTTCGTGTTGCAGGATCTGTCTTACTATTGTTGTGTTTGTTTTTTCTTCCATATTAGTTGTCATATACTATTTCTACTAAATCAAAGAAGTCTCCGACTGTTGGCGCTCCTGTGAAGTTGTAATAAACCTGAATTAAATCTCCTGCTGAAAATGTGTCTGTTCCTCTGGCTTGGGTTGTATAAGCCTTTTTTGCACCAGTAGATGTTGTTGTGTGTGTTACTGAAAGCACCGAAACATCGTTTACTCTCACCTGCACTTCTACCGAAGTTGCTGCTACTGCTGTAGCGACATTTGCTGTGGAACTCAAACCAAGAATAGAGCCATTTCTCATCATTACCCAACCAAGTGTTGCTGACATTGGAGTTCCGTTATAACCCCTAGCGTAACTACTGGCTGTTAAGTCAGTATTCATTCCTGAGCCAACTGTTTGTCTTGAACCCTGTAATTCTCCTGAAAGTTTTATATCGCCTGTAACGTCAAGTGCTACTGTGGGGGATGCTACACCTATCCCAACATTACCGCCCACAACAAAAGTATCATCTGTTTTTAACACATCAGCAGAATCTCTATATAAATTTGTGTCTCTAGCACTACCGCCTCCTGCCCCAAGTGCAAACCCTGGCTTGTCGGTGCCTCCTGCCTCCCACTCAAATGAAGCCCAAGCATAGGTATCAGTACTATTTGTTATCTGAAATCCTTTTCTGGCACCAGTGGCAGGTAATATTACAGCAAATGCAGGACTTGCATCTATAGTAGAACCACTAGCGTTTATAATAAACGGTGATGAAGTACCTGAGCTATATGAAATACTTTGCTTTCCTGTTAATGAAAAAGTTGTACCATCCCAAGTAAAGTTCGCATCTCCCTCTATCGTTCCATCACCAGTCCAAACTCCGATTTGGTTATCTACTGGAGTACCTACTTTAGTTACGTCTCCAGAACCAGCTGGGGTAGCCCAAGTTGGGGCAGAGCTTGCACCACTTGACTGTAAATATGTTCCACTAGCACCAAGAGCGAGTTCGGTTACGTCTCCATCAGTGTTTGAATAAAAGACCCTCCAGGCTGTTTGACCTACGAACTCTGTGAGGTTTGTGTAGCTAGTCAATGTTTCTATTTTGTCATAAACTGCATTTTTGGTTGGTACTTCTGTGCTTGCGTTCCATCCTGCTCCGTATGCTTCATCGGGTACTGTTACTGTTCCAGTAAATACTGCATTACCTGTAGAGGGGGCGATGGTAAGTAGGTCGGTTGTTCCAAGCCTAGCTGCACCTGCAGTTGCCGAATAAGCTATCGTGAGAGCGTCTGTAGTGTTATCTATACCCACTGCGTAACTATCCCCTACAATTGAGAACACCATAGCAGTGTCGCCAATGGTATCGTTTTGAATATGAAAAGATGGTTTTGTGCTTGTATCGTTATTGTAAACGTGCAAAGCCGAATCTGGTGGAAAAGCGGCACCCAAGTTATCACCTACAACCACACCTGTAATTGTGGCTTTCATAACTATCTCTCCCCCATCTGCATAATCTCCGTTTACTAAAAAGTTATGACCTCTGTAATTAAGGTTAGCAAAAGAAGCCCAGTT